CTCCTCCACCAAAATAAACCTGTTTTCTTATTGCTAAACTAGGATTAGTTCTGTATTTCATGTCTTCCATGCGGTTGAGAACTAAATCTAAAGAAACTGCACTACTTGATTTTGTTAAAGGCAAAAACACGTCTTTTCCAGTAGCAATCATTCCAGGATGTAAATCTGCGTTTATGTCATAAATCATCTGTATTTTTTCTGGATTGTATAAAAACCTAAATCCATAAAGTTGTTTGTCTGGAGTTCTTTGAGGCACGGATGCCCCGTTAACTAAATCAAGATTTCCTTTTTGAACGTTTCCTTTTTCAGTAGTTGTACTGTTTAAAATAGCCTTCATCCACTCGCGGTTTACTCTAAGAACTCCCCTACCTGGACTTTCTTTCCAATAATTTTCAGCATCAGTTGTGTTAAATCCTGGAGTATTAATTAAACTAGATGCATCACCTAATGAGGATGTAAGAGGTGCGGAAGAACCTGTAGAAAATCTGGCTGGTTTAATTAAGGGAAGATTGTATTTGTATGGTCCTTTTGGCTTTTGTTCTTCTCCCTTTCTCTTGTTACCTGATGAGCCGCCGCTTTTGTTGCCCCCACTACTTGAAGTAGTAGTCACTTTTCCAGTGCTTAAATTATAATCACCAACAGCCTTAATATTATAAATTGAATTAATTTGTTTTGTAATAGCGTCATTTTTGTTCTTTAGATTTTTAATGTTGTTTTTTGATGTGGTAATTACTTGTTCTCTTCCAGTTATCAGAGTTTGATAAGATGCAATTGCTGCCAACTCACCTGAAGTTTGGGTTGCACCCCCAGGACTTGATGGACTAAGAGAGTCTCGTGTCAAAGTATTGTACTGAGTTACATACCCTGCTTTGGTAATTTCAGCACTTTTAATAATCGCACTTAAATTATTAATAGTTTTATTATTTTGAGAAATTTGGTCTCTTAGTGACGCTGCAGTTTTTGCATTGTCTGCGGCAACTTTTGCTTTTTCACGTTCAGTTTTTAAACGTTGTGAAGCAGTTTCATTATTTTTTTTATTTCGAGTATATTCAAGTTGTGGATTATTATAAGAAGGACCTGGCATTAGTTACTCCCCATCATTGAGTTATTGTTTTCTCTATCAAGGTATGACTGCACTTGTTTAGCAAATTTCATTGCAGAGGTTTCATCTGCTTGATTAAATGTAACGGTAATGTTTACCGTTTTTGCTCCAGAATCCATAGCCTGCATCATTGCAGGACCACCACCTCCACGTGGGAAGTTGTAGTTACTTGCTTTACCTTCTCCATGAACCCAAGCAGATTGGTTTACAGCAGATAATACGGCTGAAGTTCCCGCGTTATTTTTTAACGCATCTACAATTGCAGCGTATCCTCTTTCAGAGGAACGATTTCCAAGAAGTGTTTTAACTGTTGCAGTCAAACCTTCTTCCCATGACCCATACTTCTTTACTCCAACGCTATTTATTGATTTATTTCCACCCAAATCTAAAGTTGTGTTTAATGGGTTAAAACTTGCACTATTTTTCCAATGTCCACCTTCAAATCTAGCCCAAGTTGTTAGCGCTGCAACGTTTGCATCAGTAACAGGTGCTCCAAGACTTCCAAGAAGTTTAGATGCCCAATTAGTTTGACTTCCTGTTCCCATTTTTCCTGTGTAATTACCAGATGCTCCCGCGCTCGCGCCCATGTAACCTGATAATTTGTTTCCCATTTTTTCAATAACTATTGGGCTAACTCCAGTGGCTGTGTATGCGGTGTTCAAAGATGATGGGTCTACTGGATTGTTTTGTCCAAATCTAACTTCGTAATGAAGGTGTGGTCCTGTTGAGTTACCTGTATCTCCAGATTTTGCAATCTTCTGTCCCTTTGAAACTTTATCTCCAAGGTTTACTAGGCGTTCACTTAAATGACCATAAACAGTTTGATAACCATTTCCATGGTCAAGCACTATGGAAGTACCGTATTCATTTCCAGCATTTGTGCTAGATACTGTGCCATCCATGGCTGCTTCTACAGGAGTTCCTACTGGCATTGCAATATCTGTGCCTGTGTGTTTTCCTCCTGAAGATGCCCATAATGAATTATCTTGGGCGCCAAACATTGCAGTAACCATGCCACTTGGTGCTGCGTATAGACCGCCGCCTTTTCCACCCAATCTTTGTGCGTTAAATGATGCACCATAACCTGATGACCCTCCGCCTTTTGGTTTGTCATCCATAACTTCAGTGAATGCAGCAAATCCTGCTGCAACTGTTGCAAGACCAGTAGCAATTCCTGCGCCTGCTATTCCTGGAAAAAGACTGGTTAATGATTTAGCCATATCTTTTAACCCTAAAGCAATAAGAGGAGCACCAGTAGATACGGCTTCTCCTACATTTGTTCCACCAGCGCCCTGAATAACTCCCTTTAGTTCTGCAAGTGGACCAACTACTTTTTCCATTGCTTTGTTGAACGCGTCAACAACTTTTGCTGCTCTGTTAAATCCTTCAACCATTCTATCTTCTGAGGCTTCATATAGCCTTGTTTGAGCATAATTCATTTGCCCAACACCTTCAAGAATAGGAATGGCTTCTTTTTCTCCACGCATTGCAAGGTCTGGATTTTTGCCTTTTGCAATATCCATCATGGCAACTTGCATGATGTCTCTTTCAGCGCCTGTTCCAAATAAATCTGTTAAAGTTCCTGATAAAGTTCCTGATTGAATAGCAAAAGCAATTTGCTCTGGAGTTGCTCCTCTACCTGCAGTTAATGTACTCATTAACTCTTTAGCAATAGCACCAGTAGATTTAAACTTTCCAGTAGAAGCATCGTATGTATTAATTCCAAGGTTATAAAGCGCTGCTCCTGTAGGCGCAGAACGCAAACTGGCTAACGCACTTGCAGCAGCAGCATTGTCAATTCCTAAATACCTAAACGCTCCAGCCGTTTCACCTACCATCATTTTATAGTTAGACGTTCCTGGCATAAAGCCACGGCTTGCAAGAATTGGAGCAACTATTGCGTCAGAACCAACGCTTGACATTGCATTTCTTAATCCACCAGTTAACTGTTGATTAAGCATTTGTCTAGTACCAGTGCCAAGACGCAGTGCTTGCTCTAGCCCAATACTTCGTTGTCCAAGAAGAGACACATCTGGCGCAGCAGCATACATACCTGCAGCAACACCTAATCCAACTTTTGCTGCACCTTTAAATCCGTATTTAAAGGCATCAATTGGACCAAAGAATTTTCCAGTGTCTCCACCGCCTCCGCCTCCACCACCAGCCTGCGAAGTCATTAAACTTGCTTCTGGATTTCCCTGTCTAAATTGCCACGAGAAACTAAAGTTTCCAAGACTTGATGGCATCATCTTGCCGCCAGAAGATGGTTGTGAAGTTGGGAATTTGGCGTTGTCTGAACCAAGGTTCATTGTTGTAGAGCCTTGACCAACGCCTATTTGCCCACCAGATTGTAGAACGCCTTGCGCACCCCCTAGAGCCTCAGTTGCTTTACCTGAAACTTTATCTAGAGAGTTATATAGGGCGTCAATTTTTTGTTGCAGTTGACCAACGGCAGTAGTCAGGTCACGAACATTAGACAGCATTTTATTATTTGCCATACTAATCCCTTTCCCTGACATAACGGGCTACTTCTAGCCAGTTCTTACGTTCTCGTGGAGATAACGTTTTTATCTCCGTTAGTGTCCAGCCTTTAAAAGACCTAGTGAGCGCTGCCCACTCCGCAATGAGTGTTTCATAACTCGTTACGTTAGAATCGAAATAAGGTCCCGAAATTAACGGGAACACTTACCTCTTTTCCTGTATCAGGGTCAGTCACAGTGACATTGTCGAACTGTGGCCCTGGAAGCCTTTTATTGATTTCATCAATGATGATTTTACGGTCTTGAATTCCGAGAGTTTGTACCTGGGATTTACTTAGGACTGGTGTTCCATTTATTTCTGTAACAGTTCCTTCTAACATTAAAGTAGTCAATTCAGCAGATGACTTCTCAGAGTTTTTAATCATTTCTCTGTGAGTCTTGCCTGTTGGAAGTTGCACGGTGTACAGGTTCTTTTTGCCCTTTACAGTAAAATAGCGGTCATTTACTTTGTCCGATAGAGTCTTAATTGGTATATCCACATTAAGGTCTACTTCAACTTCTTTCATCTCTCCATCAATGTAAACAGGAATCACTGTTGTGTTTCCAAAAGTGGCTTTGAATATTGCAAGAAGAAGAACATCACGGTCTGCAGATAAGATGCTATCTAGGACCTTATCGTCTGCCCGTTCTTCTCCTATTCTTACAGTACCTCTTTGCAGAATAGTTAGCAGTGCTCTTCCCACATTTGGGGCTTTTGCTATTGCTTCTTCATCTGCGCCAGTAAGTTCTCTTACCTCTGCTTCATCGATGACTTCCCCAGTGGCTGTTATGTAGCCACCAGGGAGAGTCACGATATTGTTCGAAGGAGAAGTAATCTTTATTTCTTTTTGCTGTGGCTTTTCTTCCACAACATCACTTAACATTTTATTTGCCAATGCGGGATTAGCCGCTGCACTAATTGTTTTCGACATTATGTTCCTTTGTTAGTCTGCGAAGTCTGGTGCTTGTCCTGCTGCTGTAAGCGCTGTACCCCAGTTGATATCAAAGCCTTCGTGTACGAAGGTAACTTGTTCAACTAGAAGTGCATTGTCACCTGCGTTGAGGTCAGAGTATGCCACAGATGTAGGCCATGCGTTGTAGACCTCAATACGTTTTGCTACATGGTCAGTAGCAGCAGCATTTGGGTCTCCAGCACCTGAAGCAGGAATTGGATGTGAAAGAACAGATACTTCAATATTGCAACGGAAGTTTTCTGCAATTGAACGTGTGCTGCCACCTGCTGCAACTGTTGCAAACAGAAGGCGCATCCATTCCCAGTTCTGATTTGTTCCAAGCATTACACCACGCTGTAGTGTGAGCGGTGTAAATGTGGTTTGACCAGGAATCTGGTGAACGGTTGTATTGTACCCACCCTCACGGTAAGGGATAGAGTCTGTAGTTACTGACAGACCTGATACAGAGGTAAACCCAAAAGAAACAGAGTTTACGGCTCCACTGCGTAACGTTCCGCCCAGTGCTCCTGGGAATCCCGTTAGAGGTTTAAACTGGACAAGGAACCGAAAGTTACGTAACGGGTCGGTTACCAGTGTCGAGCGGTTATTGATTATTGTTGGCATTTATTTCATTTCTCCTTCGAATTAATTCGCGGTCTTTTGACTTAGGTCAATGACAACGAATTCTGCTGGATACTGGAGTGCGACACCCACTTGGATGCGTACCTCTCCGTTTGCAATTGATTGTGCGGTGTTATTTTCACCATCACACTTGATGAAGAAAGCATCAGTGTTTGTAGCACCTCGTAAACCACCTTGATTCTTATATTCAACTAAGAATGAAGAGATTACGGTGCGCAGTGATGCCCATAGTTTTTCATCATTGTTTTCAAATATTGCAAACTCTGTGAGGTTCTTTAATTGCTTGCGAATGTAAATAAGCGAACGACGCATGTTGACATACTTGTTTGCTGTTCCATCCTGCTTGAGCGTGCGTGCGCCCATGACGCAGATGCCTGCACCTGGAAGAGCACGAATTGCGTTGACTGGCGATGTGCTTGCGTTCATTGTATCGAGTTCAGTTGATGTAAAGGTTCTCTCCATAACAACTGCGCCTTGAAGAACAACTCCTACACCTGCTGGAGCCTTAAATACACCACGTGATGCATCGTTTGCAAGGTAGATACCTGCAAGAGCACCTGATGGCCCAATTTTACGAAGCGCACCAGCGCCACGTCCTAGTGGGTCAGCAATGAAGTATTGTGGGTAATAGACGGCTGCATAACTGGTATCTGCAAGAGCAGCAGCAGCGCTAACAGCGTTTGCTGGAGTTAAATCTGGGTCAGTATCAACAACAACGAATCCGTTGTTATCTTCTGCCCAAGAAGTTGCTGCATCAAATACTCCTGTTGTTCCCGATGCGAGTGCATTGGCAACTGGAAGGAACATTACAAGTGGACGCTCAAGATTTGAGAATCTAGTAAATACTGATGAACCACCAGCCTTGTAGTTGGTGTAATCAGTAGATGCGGTAGCAGTTCCATTTGAACCGCCTGTTAGCGGGTAAGTAGCAGATACAGGGTCTGTTCCAGATAACCCACTTGACAAAACTTCAATTTCAATGTTTGGAGAAACTACGTTTATTACAGTCTCAGCAAAATCGCTAGAGGCTGCATCATCAAATACGATGTTTTCGTAGCGCTCAAGAAGAATGTCATCTGTGATGTCATTTGCAACACCAGACTCTTTATAAAGAGTCAAAGTAAAGGTATTTGATACTTGACCTGCAGTAACTACGACACGAAGATTGTTGCCGTCTGTTCCTGCATTTTTAGAGGTTACAGTTGCAATTTGAGCAGAGCCATTAACTAGGTCTACGTCTGCTGCAACTGAATCGGATGCGAGTAGGCGTTGAACATAAAGTTCACGTCCACCGTTTTGGAAGAATGCTGCTACCTGAAATGTTGCTGGATAAGAAGCGTTATATCCACCAAAGTACTTGGTAAAGTCATACCAAGAAGTTACACGAGTTACCGTTTCTGGTCCCTGTGCAAAAGGCGCAACTACTGCACCAGCAGCATCAGCACTTGGTCCTTGCGGAAGTGTTGCTGGTAATAGGCGTTCTGTAATATAAACGCCTGGGCGACTAAATGACATCTTTTCTCCTAACTAAGTTGAGGTTGTTCCTTATGGTGCCGTAATAGTTATGCCTTGAATTGCAGTGAATTGACCACGACCAATAACCTGACTTCCATCAGTATTGCCTTCGTCGTCTGTAACACCAGTGATAGTAAGTTCTTGCGCCTTATAGAGTTTGGTGAAGGTTTCTTGTGCAATCTCGGATGAGATACGCACAGTAATTGCATTGACAAACAACCGTTTGCCATTTTCTGAAACATCGCGTTTTGCAATATCCAGAACATCCAAGCGACGATGTGTACCATAGACAGTGTTTGGTCCCGTCAATAGAACAGCGTATCGAAGTGGAATCTTTGTGTATAGTAATTGCGCCAGAATTTGGCGGTCATGACGTGGTTGACGTGAGTATGTAGTTATTTGATAGTCGATGTTTACGGGAATTGGGTAATCAATTTCCCAGGCATGGTCATTATTATTAAAGTTTACTTGTTGAACAAACTGAACTGACTGAGTTCCCTGTACACCAGTAACCATGACGGTTGGGTCTTGGATATATGCAGGGCGAACCTTGCCACGCATAGCACGTGTGAAATCTTCAGCAACATCAATCATATCTATAGTTATGTAGGGATACTTCTGCTCACGTAACTCTTGGTCAGGTTGTCCAAACCATACACCGACATTGCGGGAGGTATTCTGCTTTTGGTCTGTAACAGTCATACCGAGTAGTAGGTCACGAATCGCTTCATCTTCATCAAGTAGGAAACTCATAGGTCATCCTCGATATGCTTGAAGAGACGGTTTACAAAGAAATGTTGAGCCTCTGCTGTTCGATTACTAAAACGGCGAACTGCAGCAGTTGGTTGAGTAGTAGGAGTTCCGTACTCTAAATCTAAGGCTTTGACGTGATTACGAGCGTCTACATGCGCTGCAAAGCCATCTTTGTCGTAGGTAACGTTCATAGAGCGCACGACATCATCTGACCATCCGCTCTTGCGAGCCTCCGTGCGCAGGTGTGCGGAAAGAAGCCTGGTCGTTTCGTGACTGGCTTGATTAAGGGCGCTGTTTAATTTTTGTCGATTCACTTCTTCTTTAGGTCCTTCGCAGCGACTTTGCCACCAACGTAGCCTGCGATAAGACCAGTAATAATTGGGCGTTTATCTTTTGGTTTCCAACCAAAAACGCCACGCATGAACTCTTCAACTTCTTTGCCGTTCATTTCAGCGGCACGTTCATACCAAGGCTTCCAAGCCATTTATATCCCCTTTATCGCAAGTAGTGGGTGCTACACGGAGTCCGCACGGATTTCCGATAAGGCTAGGATAAACAAGAAGAGCCCCTTTCGGGGCTCCAACTTGCTACTTCTTTTCTTTCTTCTCCCGCTTTTCTTCGGCCTTCTCGCCCTTCTTGCCTTCCTTCTTTTCGTGGGCCTTTTCTTTCTTCTTTATGCCCTTGATAATCTTCTTATCAATCTTGACATCCTCTTGAAGAGTCTTCGGTTTCTTCTTTTTTCCGTGAGCCTTGTCTTTCTTCTCAAACTCTTCTTTTTCTTCTTTGTCAAGACCAGCCTTCTTGGTCAAGTAGGAGTCCATCTTTTCATCGGACTTCTTGGTGTACTTGCCCTTCATAGGTGGCTTCTTCACTACATGCCCTTCTTTCTTGGCATAGCCTGCTTCTTGCCTTTGGCTTTAGCAGCGCCCTTCTTGCCACGTAGCATTGAGAAGTCTTCCTTATCAAGTTTGCCGTTCTTGTTTAAGTCAAGTTTGGTTTGTTTACCTTTTAGCGCCATTATTTCTTTCCTTTGCAAACTTTGCATTTACACTTACAATTCTTCATATTACAGGAGAGAGCCATTATTTCTTCTTCTCCTTCTTCTTATCGTCTTTCTTCTTGGCGTACTTCTTGTTAGCAGCGGCTAGAGTCTTCTCTCCGTGCTTGTCCTTTGGTTTCATACATCCGCAAGTGCTGCACATTATTTTTTACCTGCTTTCTGTTTTGTGGGTTTTGCTATTTTATTTCTACCAGAACGGTCAGGAACACAGTTAGGGACCTTCTTGCCGTTCTTCATCTTCATACCCACTTGGACGTAACCATCCCAGCATGGGTCAGACTTCTTAGCCATTCTTCTTTTCCTTCTTGTGAGGATTCTTTTTGTGCCAGTCCTTAACGGCCTTGACACCCTGCTCAATTGTCTTAGAGCCACCCTTTTTAGCCAGGTTAATCTTGTCCCACTTACCAGCCTTAGCCTTGGCCTCGTG